GCCTGTTTTACAAATCTTTGGATTCATAGTAGAAATAGAAGGCGCAATAGCTGAAGGAACAGGCATACCTTTCATGTTTGTAGTGATATTAGTATCAGCCGCAAATACTTGGTCAGAAATAATTGCTAATAATCCGCCAATAATAAGCGCCAATATAAATGTTATAACTTTATTCATTAAAACTCCTTTACATCAAGTCCAATATAAACATCGCATACTCTTTTTGCTAATTTCTTAAATCTTTCCTCATGCTGATCATAATCGTCATGCCCATTATGAAATAAATAAACATGGCAACACTCATGTAACATAGTTACAAATATCTTATCCCAAGTATCACACATCTTATCTATTTCAATTCGCATAGGATGAGTATGAAAATATCCCATGACTTCGTTTGTATTTATTACAGAAAATGTTATGCGATGAGCTTGGGGCATACCACGCATTTCATTAAATGGCGGCAATGATGATAACGCTTTATATATTTTGCGCAGATTTTGTTTCGTTAATAGTTTGCCCATAATCCGCGTCTGTATAAGTAATTAATCCATTGTCCGAATAATATAAATACTTGCCTTCATTTTCTTCTTGTGTTTTTAGGCTATGATGCGCTGGACATAAGCTTTGAAATATATTTACCTTAAACTTATTGTCATCTTGTCTGTGTGGGAATACATGGTCTATATGAACTGCTTGAACAACTCTGCCCTCAAATAAACAAGCCGCACATAATGGCTTCTTACTTAATTGAATAACTCTTTGCTTTTTCCAAAAGGCAGTAGCATATAATTTACTATTTTCTTTGCCTTTTTCTGTTACACCGCCACCATGATCATTGCAAAAAGTAGATCGGCTAGTTTTTTGATTCTTGCAACCTAATTCACGACATTTTGTGTTAAGAGGTGCGGTTGGCATAATAATAATTCTATCATAAATTGCCTTTGATTAAGTTTAAAGTTTCTGCTAATAACTCTGTTTCTGTGCCAAATTTTCTTTCAAATTCTTTAGCCCCCGCATGAAAAGCTATCCCATAACCGCCATTTCTATGATGATTAGGGCATAAAGGATAAGCTAAACTCCAATGAGCGCGTTTATGACCTTGCCCTGCTCTCATGTGGTGTATTTCAGGTGCAGAATAACCCCACCCTTCTCGCCTACACACTATACATCCTAATTGTGACAGTTTATCGTAATGCTTTCTTTCGTCTTTAGTCATTAGGATCGTGCAACTTTTCTTGAGGAACATTGTAAGCTGGTCTATTAGGTTGCAACTCACCCCAATACTTTTCATCTTTAGCTTCATGCCCCCATATCCAGCCCCTAATAGTATAGTTGCCATCTATGCCAGTTACAAAATAAAACTTACGATCACTTGCATCAGACTTATGGATAATAAGATGACCTTTTTCATAAGGTGTGGATCGCACTTCAACATTATCCACATCAACATCATTTATTTGACCGCAACCGCCCCAATGTAGCTTTAAAAATTTAGCAACGGCTCTTTCTGTTAAACATCCTTCAATCATTGTTTGCCATTCACTTCCAGGCTTTAATCCATGCGTGTAAGAATAACCTGATTTTAATCTTTGCATTCTTCTTAATACACCTGACATTGCAGTTTCAATAATTTCAGCGTTTGTTAATTGTATTTTTATATTATTCATCCATGCTCCATCCTAGTTGCGAAAAATAAGTTTCTATATGTTGAATATAAGTGCTAAATTGCTCAACCGATAAATCTGTAGTCGAACGCACATAAGGCACTTGCACTTCATTTATCGTTTTTTGTTCTGTGAGAAATAAATGCCCACACAAAAGATGCACTTCCATCGGAAGGTATCCAGTAAATTGACTAATGCTTTTATATAACTTACCCCACAAGAATTTATTAGCTTCAAGCGACCTCTTATCACCACTAGCCTTTTCTTTGATCGTAACTTGAGGTGTCTTTCCTTGTTTGATTAATTCTTCCAAATAAATCGTCAATTGGCTGATGTTTTGATTGCTCACTATCCATTCTCTGTGCTTCATCTTTTAATTCCTGTGCGTTATCGTGTATTTTAATCATCTTTGTGCCATCCCATAATACAAATCTATCTGCGCCATCGGAAAGCATGTATCGGGATATATAAAAGTTGTTGCGCTCAATGCAATATTTACTAACCTTGCTCCATTTATTTTGCATGTATAGCTTCCTTTGCGAATTCAAGTGAAATTGGTGGATAATTTTTTGGGTTAGCAATAATACGATGCGCCCAAGCCCTCATATCTTTTAGCTTCTTGTCCTCAATCTTATTGTCCTGGACAAATCTATTTACATTAGCCGCATAAACCGCATTAGCTTGTTTAGATAGTTTCGGTGCTTCTAGCCTGGCAAATTGAATTGGTTTTTCCCTGCACAATTGCAAGATGTCAAAAATACTGGGAAAGAATTTACTGTTATCAATATGCTTGTCAAAAGCTTTAGTGACTATACTAAATTCAAACTTCTCAAGTTTATAAAACCAAACTCTTAAAGTATTTTGATCCAATGGTTGTTTTTGATAGATTGATGCAAGCGTATCCATCATAGATTTAAAACTTATCTTATCGTTTAGTGTCATAGTAACCTGTTTAGCCTTTCATCTTGTAGTTTTTTATATTCATAATTTAATTCACACCCTAAATATTGCCTTGCATTATCTAATGCTACTTGAGCGGTTGTTCCTGATCCCATAAATGGATCAAATACAATATCACCTTCTTTACTTCCAGCTAATATACAAAGCTCTACTAATTCTTTAGGAAATGTAGCAAAATGAGCGCCTTTATATGGTTTAACAGTTATAGACCAAACATCCCTTTTATTTCTTTTTTCATAAGTTTTTCCTGCTGATATATTTTTAAATCCACTTCTAGTTGCACCAAAATCACCCATAATATTTTCAGATTGCTCTGTCATAGCACTTCTTTTTTTTCTACCCTTATAACTTTCAGGATCAACACTAGGTTCTTTTATTGCTTCATTATTAAAATAGTATTGTGGTTTTTTAGTAAGTAAAAATATATATTCATGGGCTTTAGTGCATCTATCTTTTACTGATTCGGGCATTGGATTTGGTTTATGCCAAATAATATCCTGCCTTAAATACCATCCAAATTCTTGTAATGCAAAAGCTACTCGCCATGGTATTCCAATTAAATCTTTTTCTTTTAAGCCTTCTTGTTTATTCCCTCGCCTTGCGCAGGTAGTAGGCAAATCTTGATTAGTATTACTAACTGTTTGTTTATTTAATGCCTGACCTTTACCTGGCCTGTAATTATAATAACTATCACCAAGATTAAGCCAAACAGTTCCGTCATCTTCAAGAATATTCCAAACATTTGCAAATACATCCACAATATTGGCTACATATTCGCCTACAGTTTCTTCTAGCCCTATTTGACCATCATGTCCATAATCTCTTAAACCAAAATAAGGCGGTGAAGTAACTACTGTTTGAACTTTTAAATTTTCATCTTTCCATCTTTTCATTATTTCTCGGCAATCGCCAAATTCTATCTTATTCACATCTTATCCTTTTTTATTTAGCCATCATATATAAGCCAACATTACCTAATGCGTAGCCAAAATAACAAACACTCATTCCATTGTTGCCAAGATAAAATTGTTCAATGCTGATATATGAGTAAATAAGTCCTGTAATAATAATTAGTATATGGCTCAAAATGGTGGCTCGTCTGTTATTAAATCAAATACATTTTCTTTTGGTTGAGGTGGTAAGCGCTCAATCTTATGGTTAGGTTTATTAATAATATAAGTTTCAGCTTCATGTTTTGTTCTAAATCGTCTGTGCGGTTCACCAAAATCATCAAAGACCAAAAATCTAAATAAGACTTCCATTGTGTAACTCATCGGATAAATGTTAATTCTATCACTAATGATATTCCAATTAATAAACCAAAAAATCCGTTAATGATTAATATTTTTATTGCAATATCTAAAATTCTAGTTATTAAATTCTTCCCACAAAAAAAATAAGACGAGTGAAACAACCAAGAATATAATTGCCCACAAAGCAAAGCCAACAACTTTAAAGACCAACCACAAATTTGCTAGAATCATATTTTTTCTCAACTCCGTCAATTTTTTTAGAATTTATAACTCCAAGCTCTGATATAACTAAATTATGCTTCTTACCGCGAATATCCCGCATCCATTCCAAACTGTCAGGCGGAAAAAATGAAATCATTTTCCAAACTAAATTATTATTATTATCAAATTCTTCTACCATCCAGGCTTTTATAGTTTCCATGTCTTATCCTTTTAGTTTCTCTAATATTACCCTAGCATTTCTAACACAAGGAATCTCATCATATCTTGGATCACCTTGAGTTAAACCTTCTACTATCCAATCTAAAGCTTCAACAAGCTCATTAACATCTCTAGCCAATGCTTTTCTATACTCAAGATCAGTTTGAGTTTGTCTATGGACTTTTAAAAGCCATTCTTTAGTATCGGGTTCTTTATTCTTCATCTTGATTAATTAATCTAACATTTTTAAGTTTACGAGTATTTCCATCAAATACAAATTCTACATTACATCGACTAGCGCGTCTTTTATTTGTAGCCGCACAAAGTCCAACTTTATCATAATGTCTTAAAAATACCGAATAAGGAGCTACTACATCTTCAATTGGTGCTGGTCTAGTTTTTGCTATATCTTGAACATTGAGTTCGCCATTTAACTGACGAACCCAAGTTTCTAAATTGCCCATTGTCGTATCTTGTGTCATTTCTTGTCCTTTTCTTATTTAATAAAATATATGATTTGCTATAGCTATCTTAAC